AGAATAAAAACTCAATATCAAATGTAGGAAGTGCTTCAACTTTGATTCCTTTTGTTTGAATACAATTCTTGATAACAGATTTGATTGCATTAGTGATTTGTTTTGTATCTTCACTTTCTAATGCAAGAACAAGAAGTTTCTCTTCCTTAACTAAGAAAGGTCTAAACTTAATTGTTTCTCCTGTTGATGGCAATTCAAGTTCATATATTGGTGTAGCAATCTTTGGTAAAGGCATAATATCCTAAAGAGTTTTTTCAGTATGATTATTTATTATGTTATGTTGAATGCGGATTTAAGCAAATCATCAGCACCAGCTTTAAGAAAGTTTGCAGCACTATTTAAAATTGAATTAGATCCGCCAAATAATCCAGAACCATCAAATGCATCATCAAGTGCTGTAGGTCCAGTTTGAATATATCTAATATATGACATAGAAACAGTACACTTCAATAAATCATTACCACTATAAGATACTGGCATTGATGCAACACTTAAAGGAAATGCCCTATAAAATTCGTAAGTTAAAACTGATTTATAATCTCTTTCAAATTTTAAAATCTTAAGTCCTTGATCTGCCATGTATGTGTCTGGATAGGATGCTTTATAATGATACTGTTTTGATTTTGGAGAACTTTTTGTATTTACTACAGGACCAATACCACCAGAAAATGGATCATCGCTTTCATTCATAATACCTTTCATCCAAGTTTCAAAAAATAAAATGGGAAGATACTTATCTGCATCAACATAAAAAGTAAAATCAACACTATCATCAAACATTCTACGATATGCGTGCTTCTCTGTCACACCTGTTCTATCATTATTAATATCCATCGTTGTCAATCTGGAACCTGGCAAAGAACTATCTGTGCAAAGTAAGTTTAACTTTCTTTGATCCTGCCCCAAAACTTTTTTCAATTGATCATTCAATTTTCCACTATTGGGTAGAGGTATTTCAACAGCAAAATATGATGTTAATGATGGTCTTAAGAGATTAGCCTTAATCTCATCAACATTTACTCTTTTTGCTTGATCTTTATTAGACTGATTATTGGCGGACTTTGCCATCTATAAATAATTTTAACCTTATATATTATGTATGGCAGAAAGTATTAAAAGTAAATACAAACCATCATTTCCAAAGAAATATAAAGGCAATCCAAATAATATCATATGTCGTAGTAGTTGGGAGCGTAAGTTCTGTCACTACTGCGATCTAAATGAAAATGTTCTTGAGTGGGGTAGTGAAGAATTTCATATTCCTTACATCTCACCACTTGATAATAGAGTCCATAGATATTTTCCAGATTTTATCATGAAAGTGAAGGAAAGTACAGGTCATATTAAGACATATGTAATTGAAGTAAAACCAAAAAGACAAACATTAGAACCTAAGAAAAAGTCAAGAGTTACTAAGTCATACATTTATGAGTGTAAGACTTATGCAGTCAATCAAGCAAAGTGGAAGGCTGCAGTTGAGTTTTGTGAAGACAGAAGAATTAATTTTAAAATCATCACAGAAGACGAACTCGGGATCAAATGAACCGCATCGAACCCATAAAAAGTGACCTTCAGTCTGAGAAAGATCTTGGAGATAGAATGGAATTAATAATGTATGCACTGAATGATACTGTAGAACCAATACCAGAAGAAGGAAACGTATGTACCTTCAAATACTTTGCAAAGACACCTAACATAAAATATGATCAACACCCGCTAGTTGCAGTGACTGAATTATTTCAGTGGGGGTTTCGTGGAATTAATTTTCATCTTAGAGAATATAGGCAATACACATGGGAAGAACTAGGGACTCAAGTCTACATCGTTCATCAGGAGGAACTTGATGACTTACTATCATTACAATATGGAAAATTTGTGCTAAATAGATAAAAAAGATAGTCTATAATGGCGAACAATCCTAAAGCTGCCAATACATATCAAACTGGAAAAGTTCCTAGTAGATTGGAAGTGGATTTGAAGACCGGTGGCGCAACTTTATATGGAGAAGAAGGTATTTTTAATGCCTTTGGTAGACCAATAATAGCAACTTCTCAACCCGGTTCTCCAAATAAATGGACAATCACTGATACATATGTAAAAAAATATAATAATCTAAACGGAACAAAACTATCTAAACAAGAAGTACAAAAAGTTTTTACTAAAGATTTGGCAAAGCAAAATAATGTTCAAAGAGCAGCAATAATTAACAACAATGCTACAGAAGAAGATAAAATAAGGTTGAGTAAAGAATCAAAAATTCCTGGAGTTATTGATCCAAAAACCAAGAAAACACCAAAAGATACAACAAAGACACCAACTATTGCAAAGACTGAAGAACAAACAGGAGATACTTCATCTCCTTCATCTACTTCAACACCAAGTAATAACCTTGATAAAATTGAGAATATTAAAGAAACATCTGGAACAAGAAATGATTTTGGAAATTTTAATTATCCAATAACTAGAGATCCTACACAAGATATTATAAAATTTGATATATTGAAGTATGAGAAGAGACAGGTTCAGGGAGCAACATTTAAAGATAGAAGTTCTTTAGATTCAAGAAAATCAATTGGTTCAGTTATACTACCAATTCCAGGTGGAATCTCTGATACTAACTCATGTGGTTGGGGTGATGATAAAATGGATCCCCTCAAACTTGCTGCTGCTTCACTTGCTCTTTCAGCATTGGGAGAAAACGATACAAATGGAGGACTTAAAGGTGCTCTTGGAGATATATTCAGTCAAGTAAAATCAAATAATGAATCTATAAAATCAGTAATTGCAAAGCAAACTGCGGCGGCCGCCATCGGTGCTGATGCAAATGCTTTGATGAGTAGAGTTGGTGGAATGATTATGAATCCAAACCTCGAACTTTTATTTCAAGGTCCATCTCTAAGACCTTTTAGTTTTCAATTTAAAATGTCTCCAAGAAGTGCTGATGAATCAGAAATGATTTTAAAAATAATTAGATTTTTTAAACAAGGTATGGCACCAATTAGAGATGAATCAAGACTCTTCTTGAGAACTCCACATACTTTCAGAATTAAATATATTCAAATGGGTAAAGATTCTGAAAATCCTGACAACAAAAGTAAATTTTTAAATGAATTTAAAGAGTGTGCTCTGATGGGATGTAGTGTCTCATATACACCTGAAGGAAATTATGCACCTTATGAAGATGGTGCTATGTCATCATATCAAATGACTCTTCAGTTTAAAGAACTTACTCCAATATATAACGATGACTATGGTAAAGATGGTGATCTTCCCGCAGCAATAGGTTTCTAAGATGTCAAATTACTTTAACAAGGTTCCAAATTTTGAATACGTCAGTAGATTACCTGATGCTAACATATCAGATTATATTAATGTAAAAAATTTATTTAAAAGAATAACCCTCAGACAAGACATTTATCAAGACCTATCATTTTTTACTAAGTATAAAATTATTGGTGATGATAGACCTGATAATGTTGCATTTGATGTGTATGGTAGATCTGATTTGGATTGGATTATTTTAACTAGCAATAATATCATCAATATCCAATCCGAATGGCCTATGCCACAACTTAATTTTGATGCTTATCTACTAGAAAAGTATGGTACATATGAAAATTTAAATAACACTCATCATTATGAGACAACAGAGATTAAGAATAGTGATGATGTTATCATAGTTCAAAAAGGATTGAGAGTGGAATCAGACTACTCAATTACATACTTTGATGAATCTGGAATGGTTACTGAAAATCCGGTTAAAGAAATAACAAATTATCAATATGAGAATCAATTAAATGATGATAAAAGAAATATTTTTGTATTAAAAACTTTATATTTAAATGTTATTATTGATGATCTTGATGAACTTATGATATACAAAAAAGGTTCCAGTCAATATAAGACTGAAACCTTGAAGACTGCTGATAATATCAGACTATTTTAATTTCACTCTTCAGCAAGTTTCTGGAAGTATGACAGAGCATCATCTTCATCAGAGTCAACAGACTTTAATGCTTCGGTACGATGATGACCGGCAGTGATGTCTGGTGCATTGAAGTCTGCTGTCGGGGTGCGACTTGCTGCCCAGTCGGGAGCAAAGTTACCACGAGAGTTATCTTCGTTATCAGTCTCTTCATCATAACGAGCAGGTGCAGACTTCTGACCCAGAACCATCTTCAAACGTGTTTGTAGTTGTTCATAGGACTTGAATTGATCTGCTGCAACAAGTGATGAGAGCGAGTATTGCTTTTGCCACAGGGCTTCAAGAGCATCGTCATCATCCAGGAGTGGTGAAGGGCGATCAAATTCTGATGAGTCATAGTTCCAATAACCAGCAACTTTTTTCAGTTTCAGTTTGAAGTTAGCACCCTGCCAGAAGTCAAAGGGATTGATTGGAGTTTCGTCTTCGAACTCAGGTTGCATTGCTTCCATGACCTTATCAAAGATCTTCTTACCAAACTTATACAGGAAGACACGACCTTCATTTTGAGGGTTTGCTTTGTCTTGCACAACATAGATGTTGGCATAGTAAGAGAGTTTGCGCTTCTGCTTACGAACAGTATCTTTGTCTGCTTCGTTACCGCTGTTCCATAATTCACGATTGTATTCTGATACAGGGTCTTTACCACCCGTTGTAGTCAGAGAGTTTTCAATGTACCAACCACCAGGGCCTTGGAAGGCATGGGAGTACATCTTTGCCCAGGGAAGGTCTTCTCCATCAGGGGCAGGGAGGAAACGGATTACGGCATAACCATTGCCGGTCTTATCCATTTCGGGTTTCCAGAGACGCTCATCTGCGCCACCGGATGTATTGTTCATCTTCTCTACTTCTTTTACCAGTTTAGAGGTAAGAGAACCCAGAGAGGATTGCTTCTTAAGATCTGAAAATGACATTCGGATTACCTTAGATTAATTAGATTTGGCTTGTGTGTACCTTGCTATTCTACAGGTCAGAACCTGTAGTGTCAAGTTGTTTTTTCATTATGTCCAGCATCTTGGACATATTACCAAAAACAGCATTTAAATCTGAACCTTCGGGAAGGCCCATCATCTTTGCTGACTCGATAATTTTATCTTTCATTTGTTTTGCTTCGGGATCATCCGATAAACTCAGGCGAGCATAGAGAACTTTTTGTTTATCAAGAAGTTTTTCTAATAACGCGACATGAAAGAGTTTTTCTTCATTATCCATTGAAGAAAATTTAAAGACGTTGCGATAAACATCGTCTTGCAATTCACTAATTTCGGTCATCTCAGCGCGGACAACATCAGAATCGAAAAAACTCATCTTACTTTAAAACGATCTCCTTTAAAACTTTTTTATAGCGTGATACTTCAATATTTAGAAACGGAGAATACTTTCTCATTCTCATACTGACAGTTTCCCACACAGGGTCTTGTAGTTTCTTGTCCCAGTCTTTTCTGAACCCAAGAATCCTATCAAGTATTACTAGAGTTTCGATAGAGATACTATCTCTTAGATACTCTTTAAGAATTTGTGGATGGCTAGATCCTTCCATGGAGAACATACCATCAAAATTGTTATCTGCAAACATTAACCCTGCTTCTTCCTTAAACAAATAAGTCAATGATTGGGTTCGCTTCTTCCACGATGTATATCTACCCTCACCTTCACGTATCATTTCTCCTATCCAAAGTTTACTTGGATCCGTACAGGTGATAAAGTTAGATACAAAAAAGTCAATCATTTCCTGATCAGACTTCTTCCTTGATACTTTCTCAAACCAAAATCTATCTTTCCTTTTGTAGAAAGACTGCACAGTGGCACGACTTTTACCACAATACTTATGGTAGTCATACTTTTCTTTCGTGAAGTGATTCTTCAACGAAAGGTATTGCTTGTAGGCATCAAACGGCATCATGAAAAAGTAATAGGGTCAATTTTTTGCCGAAAATTTTTTCCCCCCTAAATGGATTTAAAGGGGCAATTTGGCACGGGAACTTCTCTTTAAGAAATTAAGTTCTAATGCTTCGCACTTTAACTTTTCTTTAAGTGGTTTAGAAATCAGTTTCGGAACTGACTCCACATCAATACTATTGTTATCACAAAAGTGAACAACAGCATCAATATAACTCATCCCGTCGCCGGTATGAACAAGAGACTCAATCTCTTGCGCGAATCGAGAGGGGCAGAAGAATTTACTTTCTAGTGCTTTTTCTAGTTCATTCTCCATTCTCTGTCCTAAGATTGTGAGATACAAATTCTTTAATATAGCGAACCAATAACTTAATATAATCCCCTTTGTTTCTTTTGTCAAATACCTTAACCTCACCACCAGGTGTAACCATAATGGTGATAAGTTTTTTGACAGGGATACCAGTCAGTTCGTAATATGCAGCTGCATAAAAAGTTTCTTGAACGAAATAGTTTTCCAACCATTTCTCAGGTTTAATTTTTTCAGAAGTCTTAAAGTCAATGACTGCAAGTTCTCCTTCGTATTCTGCAATGCAATCAACTCTACCAGCTAATCCAAGGTACTCAGAGTACAGAGTTCTTTCGATAGCGTGTATGTTATTTATCTTATCCAAATATGGTTTGGCATGATGAAACATAAACTGGGTGAGTGGACGAAAGTCATTCCAGTTTATTTCATTGTTCCGCATGTATACTTCAACTGCTTCATGAAAATCAGTACCACGAGTAGTTGCTTTCTTTGTGATTTTATTTGCTTCTTCGACACCAATTCTCTTTCGCCAGTTAATAAAAATCTGTCGATTATAGAAAGATGTCACAGAAGTAATAGAAGGCACCCAGTCTCCATTAGGTAAATTATAGAGACGGATGCCAGTTGTTTCTTTCTTGTTTAGTTCAAGGTCACCGAGATAATTACAATGCTCAAAAATCATAAATTCAAATCCATTTTAGCAATTAGATATTCTTTACAGAGACCAGATCTAACAATATCCTCGACACCAAATTCAATAATGTCCATAGATGGCATTGTTCTAAGAACTCTCATAAAATCAGCAATACCAGTTTTCTCAGAAGACTTAACAAGATCAGATTGAGTGGCATCACCACAGAACATGATCTTACTATTCTCTCCAACCCTTGTGATTATACTATCAAGTTCATGAAAATTCAAGTTCTGAAATTCATCAACAATAATGATTGCATTATCAAGAGTTGTACCACGAATGAATGAGGTAGACCAAAAACTGATTGTTCCTTGGTTCTTGAGATTGCCATACAACATTTCAAAGTCTGTATCAGTAGGCATCTCAAACATAAACTTCACCATATTCTTATAAGGAATTTGGTAAAGTGATGATTTGTCCTCATGATCTCCAGGTAAGAATCCAATCTCCCTGGTCGCTACAAGGGACCTGACGATGTAGATCTTCTCATAAGGTGACCTAGGGTCAAGAACATCTCTAAGAGCATTGTAGAGGGTTACAAAGGTCTTTCCTGTACCAGCACAACCATATGCAACAATGTTTTGATTGTTCTCATAACAGCGGAAAAGTTCTTTCTGATTCTCTGTTAGTGGCTCGATGGGTTTCATCAAGTCTGCATTGATTGGTTTCTTTCTTTTCATGTTTTTGTTGCTCATCCCAAATGGGACTACTGGAATTTGAGACTTTCTTTTTGAAGGCATACACTATAAGAAGTAAAGGATTAACCGTAGTAGCGGTTTTTGCTGACCGTTGCACCTGGTTGTTTAGATGCACGATCTAAGACCTCATTCCATCCATTGGAATTGGCCTCACCACTCCACTTAAATTCAGTGGATTGACCTGCACAACCTTCTGACCAGTCTTTATCCCATCCTGGATTCTCTTTTCTCCACTCATCGTATGCTTTCATTGTCATACTAAGTGTCTTCTTCTCTTTTGTTTCTAAATTAATAACAGGGTATGTTGGCATAACTCAATTGTTGGTGTAAATATTTATGAAACCCATTCCATTGCTTCAGCAACAGCAGGGAATTGTTCGCAGAAGATTTCTTTTGCACCTAGTGCAAGATCCATATGCTCCTTCTGTGTACCATTTGCAGAACGCAAATCAATGTAATGAATCCATGAGCGAACTGAGCCCGTCATGTAAATTTTTGTGGGACATGCCAAAGGAAGCACAAAACGAGCACACTCCTTTGCAATCGATGCATCAAGCATTTCTTTGTAGAGATTCATTCCTTCTTCAAAGTGTCGCTGCATTTTGATCTGGAATTCCTGGCGGACAAACGGGTCAATATTATCAATAGAATTCTGACGATTCTTGGTGTCTTGTCTGCGTAGTTCAGGTAGAGGGATCTTCTCCGCGAGTAAGGAAGAATCAGCATAGCGTTGTGAAAATTCTTGATATGTAAATGAACGATGTCGAAGCACTTGAGCTGCGATTCCTCTAGTAGTGTTCAACTCCAGAGTCATATATGCTTGCTCAAAAATACTCCAGTGTTGGTGCTTTACACAATACTTAAGCAATCCAGAGAACTTTTCATTCTCTTGGTTATTGGGGTTTGACACACGAGCACAATATGCCATGTGTTTCTCTGCATCAGGAGTTACGCTGATTAATTTTACGTTGTTCTCGTTCATCAAGTGTCTCGTTAATAATGTCCTTTAGTTCTTGTCTTTCTAGGTCTGAAAAGACATTTCTTTTTGGTATCACCAATGGTGGATAGGATTTCTTTGGTGATGTTTTACCACTCCCAGAAATACTCATCCCTTGTGTATCTATCTTATCCATCATCGTCCTCAAATACTTCGTCGTAATCTAAAATGTAATTGGTACTAGGATCGTCAAAGTTTTCCTGCTTGGTTGTGTATGAATCAGTGTCAGAATACACTTCGGACTCAAGAGCATCAACCAGCAGTTTTAGATTCCTTACTATCAGTTTTAGTTTATCTCTTTCCATAAAAAATGGGAGGTTTCCCTCCCATCTTAACACTATTCAATTGATTTGGCAATCACTTAGTGTAAGTGCGTCCACGATAGCAGAAAGTCCCATGAGACTCTTTGCTTTCTACACAACGAGTAGAATACTCAACACCACGATATGAGGTGTGGGTAATCTGTGCGTCATGAATAGCAGATGCTTTGTTGATCTGCTTCTTGATCATGTTTAGCGTATTCATTGTAGGTACTCCTAAAGTAGTTGGATTTTTAGGTCCGTTCCTTTAGTCGTTTGCGTCCCAATACCAATCACATTCTGGTGCTGAGTCCTTGAGGGTCTCAACTAACTCAACCTTAAGCAAATTACTAAGGTTTTCATTTGCCTCAATCTTCAACATAATAGCATCAGTTTGAGTACATGTGAGTGTTGTGTAGAATAGTATCTCTAGCATTGGGATGAACGGCTCCGTTCCGCGACTTACTTGCGTCCCACCCGAGAGCGGGATGAACGTCAGGTCTTATTATAGACCTCATACATTATTTAGTCAAGTGTCTTCGTATCAACACGAACATATGTAATTATGCTTATTCAAATAATGCAGAGTCTCCTTCAGATCTCCGCGATGCTTGAGTCCAATAGCAATCTGTGGATACTCAGCATTGTCACCAAATTCTGCATGGAATTGATTATTAGTAAAATCTTTATTCAAAAAGTATTCATGGAAGTCCTCATGAATACTTTTCAAGAGCATACCAGCCCTTTCACATTCTTGACTGCCGTTGCTGTAAATTACTGCTTGCATTTTCGTATACTTCTTCGAATGGAAATAAATTTTTTACTTCTTCTACTGGATTGGGAGAAGATTTGTGGACATAATGATATCTAGTACATTGGAATTGTTCATCCCATGATGTAATACAAACATAATCAGTCACGTTGCCTCCAGTCGTCTGTTTTTTCATGAGAAAACCAGTCTGCAATGTCATCAGCACTACCGAACCCTGATGAATGATTAGATGGATCAGGGTCCCCAAGGTCCATCTGGTTCATAAAATCATCAAGACTACCCTCTTGCATGTTAGGATTTCTTGCTTGTCTACGTGCTCTTCTCAATATTGATGATGCACTCTGATTAGACTTTGCCAATTTGTTTGCCCAGATCATATCAGGCAAAGATACTTCCTCACCTGAAATTATCTTTTCGCAGATTGCTTCGAGACGCAACCTGTATTGGGTAGAAAGCATACTTGTTTTCCTGCTGGTGTATTTATTTTAAAGGGTTTCCATGTTTGTCAACCAATCCAAGTTTCCTGACTTGAGATAAATTAGATTTCTTACTCTTCTTTATTTTTTTATACTCTTTGATAAGTTTATCAATCTCATTTTGAGATACATTAACTTTCAGTTCCTTCTCATCGTCACCCAATATAAATCCAACACCAGCCTTACTTGTTTCTTCTTTGGCATCAACATAATCATTAATGACATCTTGGATTTCGTCTTTGATCAATGCATTGATTTGATCCCTAAGATTCTCGTCACTCATTTTCTTTTCTTTTCTTTCTTTGGTTTGTTGCCCCAGAGTTTTGGATTGATAGATCCATATCCAAAATCAATTCTTTGTACAGAATCTTTACCATATCTATCATAATACATATCAAACATCTTTGATACCTTATTACAACGAGTAAGGTCTACGTACTTTACACCATCAACAATATACCAGATGAGTCTGGCGTCTGTAGGAAAAGACTTATCATTTGCAGCTTCAATTGTTGTCTTCTCAAGAAGAATCTGGCAATCATAATCAGATGGATTAATCTTATTTTCCTCTGACCCATAATTGGCCATTTCTTTCTCCTCTATTTTGTTGGGACGTTCTTCTAATTGATTTGTCATCAGGAGCGACCTCCCCATTGGATGTCTGGATATGCTTGCGACACTACTTCGTATGTGAGTTTATATTTTGTTTGCAATGCTTTATCTTTTACTAGACAAAGAATTTCTGCTTCTTCAGGATGCAATCCCTCAAGCATTTGAATGAACATAGTTTCTCTACGGATTGCAGAAATACTATCATTACCACCCTTTACAAAATTATAAAGATGCTTATACTCTCTTCTTAGAGATGTGTGATCTGTACCTACAGGGACTTCATTTTTATTATAAGGAACCTCACCCTCTGGAACTACTGTAATTACAGTGTCATCAAAGTTCCAGATGAAAAGAGTCTTTAAAGCATCATTAGAATATGTCTGTAGTGCCTCAATTTTCTTTGCCTTTGAGCGTTGCTTACTTGCAAACTCAAGGATCTCATGAATAAATGGATTAGGTGGAAGTTCTTGCTTAGTCTTCGCTTTCGTCTTCGTCGAGTTCATAGTCATTTTCAAATCGTACTGCTAAAATTTGGTCTGGTAATACATTTCCGTTCTCATCAAACATTTCTGGATGCATGTAAACGGGTTGAGTTTGATACACATGGTCTTTTGCTAACCATCCTACCACACCTCCTACAAAAAAGAACATGATTGAAACAAGAGTTCCAATTGTAAGTGTTACTGCTAACATGTTTCTACTCCAGAGGATTATTTTTTTCTAATATCCAGATAGAAATTTAGGTGAAGAACAATTTCTCTTTTAAAAAAAGAAACCATATTACCAAACTTTATCTGAAAAGTTTTCGGTGGGTCTGGTATGTTCCTCCTGTTGCGTAATAGCAACTCAACTCCACGATTAATGTGGGTTTCTTGATTATTTAGATTGATTTTTTCTTCGTCCAGGTCGTCTGTCACGACTATACCTCCATGCATCTTCTAAGATATTATACAAATATGTTTTTATTTTTCTTGCTTGTGGTTTTGGAATGTGTCCATAACCTTCCCGAAGTTGTTTATGTTCATTGTCAGAACCGCCAGCAAGATATTCATCAAGATCTATAGTGATTTCACTTAGTTCAGCAGCTGTCGAACTCTCAATAAAATGATCTATCTCATGCTTTTTAACTTTTGTTGTTTTTAGATACTCATAAAATTTTAAATTCATTTGTCCCTCAAAGGCATTATCAATAGCATGTTCAATAAGATCATAGATGTCGATGAGGTTTTGTTCCATTAGACTAATTTTTGTTCTCTAAGATACTTGACAGTTTCAGTACATCCACCAATTATTATATCATCTTTGACAACTCTTGGAAAGGTAGATCCTGCTCCAAACTTATCATAAAATTCTTGACGGGTATAGTCTCTGTTAAGTTTATATATCACATGCTCAATTTCAGCAAGCTGCAATACCTGTTGAACCTTTGTGCAATAAGGGCATCCATTCTTAGAATATACTGTAAAAGTCATTTTGAAACTCCTTTCCAATCGTTCTCAAAAATTTCCATACCTTTATCTGTAAGGATGTGATCGTACATCTGATCAAATACTTTAGGTGGCATCGTACAAATCTGTGCCCCATTATACCAAGACCTGATAGCACGTTGCACACTACGAATTGATGCAGAAAGAACCTGAGTTCTAACACCATGAATCCGATACAACTCAGAGATAGATCTAACAACCTCCAGACCTGCTACTGACTGATCGTCTAAGCGTCCTACAAAGGGAGAGACATATGTTGCCCCTGCCTTTGCTGCTAGGACTGCCTGAGCAGCACAGAAGATGAGTGTGACGTTAACTCTAATGTTCTGATCAGATAAAGATTTGCAGACTGCAAGACCTTCTCTTGTGCAGGGAACCTTCACAGTGCATACTTCACCAAACTTTTCGTAAAGACGTTTGCCTTCACAATACATCTCACCTTCTGTTCCCATTACTTCCATACTGATATCTTTGACACCAATATCTTTGATCTCTTGATACACTTCTTCTGGATTTCTACCACTCTTTAGGATGAGTGAAGGATTGGTTGTGACACCATCAACTAATCCCGTCTTAAAGTATTCATTAATAATTTCTGTGTCGGCAGTGTCAAGAAAGATTTTCATATAGTTGTGCGTGTATTTCATTATTCTACATGAAGATGTCCAATCATGCCAGCCCCCTGATGAGGACCACAAAAGAAATCATAGTCTCCTGCATCAGCAAATTTAATATCTTGAGATTCACCAGGAGTAAACATCAGTGATTCTCTAGAAAGATCTGCTCTACCTTCAACAATGATATTATGTGGGGGCAACATTCCATTTACGAAATGAACTGTTTCACCAGCAGTAATACTAATATTATCTGGATCGAATACAAGATTTCCATTGGAACCCATTGTTACGTCTACTGCGTATGCAATCCCAGGTAAAAATATAATCATTGCTGAAATTGTAGCAACGATAACTGCGCTAATAAACTTCATTATAGTTCATGCAACTACTCTATCTATTATATCATCAAATCTGTATACCTGCTTACGTCATGACTTCATGACTTAAAAAAAGACCCCCTTGAAGGAGGTCTAAATGGGCAATCTGGACATCCTGCCCCACAACATCCATTAGCTATCTTCATATGGAATGGTTATCGTATCAGGTAAAGATACGATCAGTGATATCAGGGTTCCCTGTGGCAGAATATGCGTGATGAACCTCATTGGGTTTATACACAT